TTGTGCGACGAAAGGCTACATGACGTTTTACACGGGGCAGCAGGTGCAGTGCAGCGTGCCAAAGTCTGCGAAGCAAGAATGACGCATAAAACCGGGTTATGTCGCAAATAACAAGGAGCAATGAAAATGTGGGACTTGACTGATTGCAGTGAACCACGCGAGCCGTTTATCCAGTGGAATCATGTAGACGGACCGTTGCTGTGTTGCAGTGATAGTTCGCTGCACTGGATCACCTGGCGCGAACGGCTGATGCTCTGGCTCGGCTTGACGACAGTGGCGCGGATCGACGCCAAGCGCCGGCACTTTTGGCGTGACGCATAACGAGCAGTTTCGTCAAATCGATGTTTCTATGGAAATTATTGGGCAGAATAATTTCCATAGCGCTGCTTCAGGTAGTGCAGTGGTACAAACATCTCATCGAATTCGCCGTCGCACACGTTATGCAGCATCACCAGGCCGTGCCAATGCGCGTTCGCTTGGCTCAGATAGTCTTCCTCGTGGTCATAGCAGGAACCAGCAATGATAGCTGTGATGCGCTTGCCATCAGCCCGGTAAGCACTTGCCATGTTCCTGCCTTGCTGATGGCCAGCGATGCAGGACATAAACTTCTTTGTCAGCATCGCTTGCGCTGACGAGGCAGGGCGCCCCATGCCGCCAGTCTGGAAGTAATGGGAAAACGCCACACCTTCCACAGTTACGATTTCCAGAAACGGGAACACCTCCCACCCTGCTTCCGCATACTGCAGATCCTCAATACCTATCGTCCCATCGAGCAGCGGCTCATCCTCAATCGCCCGCAGGATACGTTGCTCATGATTGCCGAGCGTCAGGATCATCCGCGGATGATATGCCCCCTTTTTGTCGCGCTTGCGGATCGCGTTATATTCGCGCATTGGGCCGAGCAGCATATCCATGCCAGCACGAGCTGCGGCGATGTCGGCCTTGTAGCGCCTCCCCTCAAACGCTTTCTTGCCTTTGTCGTAGCTCGACAAGCTCGGCATGTCCGCGAAGTCGCCAATATGCACAATGACATCCGGCTTCTTGTCCACAATGTACCGCCCGATGCAGCGCAGGTAATCGAGGCTTACGCCAGGTTTTACTTGCGAATCTGGAATCACGAGAATTTTCAACGATCACCCCATTTCACCGCCCCACGGAACAGCGGCGGCGGCAGCAGTTTGTGCTTCGGATTGGTCGGGCAGAACGAGATCAAGCGACCGCGGCGGGTCATGTAGAGGAAGTGGGGAAAGAAGCCATACCGGCTGCGTCTGACAACGATGTAGCCGGCATCGCCCCGCCTGGCCCGGCGCAGGTAGAGCGCCAGGCAGAACAGCAGACAATTGGAGCGCATATCACTTGCTGGCTACCCCGTTCAGCTTTTCTACGGTCCTCATGCCCGACAAGCCGAGGAGGCCGAACAGGAGCGTCAGCAGCGTTCCCATGTCCAGCGGCGGAAGAACGAGCGTCTTGCCGTACAGGGCAGCGCCCCAGGTGATGAGCGGCGACAGAATGAACTGCATGGCGAGGCCAAAGCCGCAGATCCACATGATGAACGGGCGCGCACCTGACACGAATACCGAAGCACTCGAAGCTTCCGCCTTGTTCACCTCGAGTTGGCCGGTCATTTGCGCAAGCTCGCCGGACTGCTGCAGCTTGAACAGTTCCAGCTTCGCCTGCGCGGCCTGCGCCGGGTCAGGCCAAAGCCGGTCGATCACTTTGCCGCCGATGTCGAGCAGCGCAGTAACGGGATCGAGGCTCATTCTAATTTCCCCCCTGCTTTCGTGAATGCGGTTTGCAGATACGCGATGGAGTTCTCGTTTTGCCCATAGCCGGCGCCGGGAAGCGAGGCCCAGATGTTCCGGCACTTGGCGATGGCATCGGCAAAGCGCCCCGCTTCGATGTCAGACAGTGCGCCGCGCTCGCGGATCTGCTGCAGCGCGATGGCATCCTGGCTGGCCGGCGAGAAGTCCTTCAGCCCGAGCTGCTTCTTGTAGGCGTCGAAATAGCGCGCGAGAAGCTGATAGCGCCCCGCCGCGGTGGACTTGATGCCAAGCCGCGGCAGGTCGATCAGTTGGCGGGGATGGTCAACGTAGGAAGAGAACAGCCGGGGGAAATCCGGCGTGCTGCCTACCAGGACGTTGTAACCGTTGTCCGACTTACCAAGGAGCTTCTGACCGAGTTCGCTTGTCGCAATCACGTCCAGAAACGCCTTCTGTTGCGGGGTCATTTGCGCTCCTCAAACTGACGCGCCAATGCTTCCTGCATGGTTTTGGTCTGCATTTGATTTTTTGAGATGTGGTTGACTTCGCGCTTGATTTCCTCGATGGCGTCGAACAGGCGCGTAAACGTTTCCTGCAACTCGCTGCGCGGCACGTAGTTCTTCAGCAGTTCCACGTTCAGCGCGGTCACCTGCTGCTGCAGGCTGCGCACCATCGCCCACATGTTGTTGACCCACCAGGCGCCGCCGAAGCCGATAGCGCCAAAAAGAAGGTTGAAGACCTGTTGCGTTTCCATGCTGCCCCTTTGAATAGGCATAAAAAAACCCGCCGAAGCGGGTGCGTTGAGCGGCAGCAGGATCAAACGCGGATCGCAGCAGCAGCGGTGAACAGGTCATCGATCTGCGCATCCGTCAGTCCGAGTGCAGCAGACAGCGCAGCGACGGTCGGGCTATCGCGCTCGATGGAAGTCGCCTGCGCCCAGGCGATCTGCGTCACGATGTCGGCGGCAGAAACCGCAGCTTCTACGCGATCCAGCAGTCCGGCGTTGTGCAGGGCGATGCGGGCCTGTGCGGGCGAAATGCTGGACGGGACTGCAGACGCCACCGGCGCGGCAGGCGCAGAGAATGCGCCGCCAGCGTATGCCCACCATTCTGCGACTCCGGGCGGAGCGTCAACGATGGTTGCCGCGACTTCTGCGGGGAATCGCTCTGCAATCGCGTATTCTTTGCCCTCGCCATCGAACAGCGCCGGGATCAATTCGGTCACAATGCCGTTTTCTATGCGTGCGTATGTTTTCATGGTTAGGCGTATTCGTAGACGATGACCAATCCGGCATAGCCGGCGCTACCTGCAGAAGCGACGCCGCTTGGGCCGACATACTTGCCGTCCGCGCCAGCGCCGTAACCCTTGGGAAATCCTGCGCCGCTGACGCCACCGAAGCCGCCGCCGACATAGCCGACGCCAACTGACACCGCCTGGCCGGAATCCCCGCCCTGCGAGCTGGCTAGGTTGGCGCCAGATACGGTCGCACCGCCCGTCGCCTTTGCTGTATTGATGTTGGCTGAGCTTGCGGAGCCGAAGCTGCCGCCAGAACCGCCAGAGGCAGACAACAGGGCGCCGAAACTCGATGTTCCGCCCGCACCGCCATTACCTGCAGTCGATCCACCTACGCCGGCAGCGCCGACAGTCACTGCAGCGCCGGAGAAGCCGGAAGTGAACCGAGATTTACCGTATGCGCCGCCGCCACCGCCGCCAGAGAACGATTGCTGCCCCGATGAAGTCGCTGCGCTGCCGCCAGAACCGCCGCCGCCGCCGATTACATCGACAATCACTGAAGTTGTGCCAGAGGTCGGCGTATAGGTGCCGCTCGCAGTGAAAACTTGGATGCCGAGCAGCCGGCCGGCAGAAGCCGTCACGGCAGACTGCACGAATGCCGTTGTAGCCGCGTGTGTGCTGTTGTCGCCAGCGGTCATCGTCGGCGCAGTCAGCGAGGTCGGGAACGAGCCGGTGGGCGCGCTAACCTGCGAGGCAAACGTGCCGGTCGTCGCGTTGATGGTGTTGACGTTGTTCAGGTTCTGGCCGTTCCAGTCCATCGCCGCGCTCGGCTTGCCCTGCCCGTCGCGTGTGATACAGTTCGACAGAGCCGAGGCGATGTCGTTGGCGTCGGCGTCCATCCTGTCGGCGCGGATGTTGATCGAGTTGGTTGCGTCGTTCTGCCACGAGTAATTGCGCGTGAATGTTCCGCTGCCGTTGAATGGCATGTGACACTCCTAAAAAGAAAAAGCCGCGGGGAGGCGGCTTGTATGACCAAAGACGAGATGCTGCGCGGCGCTATCGGAGGCGCCGGTATGGCGTTGTACCCGTTCGTAAAGGCGACTCTAGTTAGTTGGTATCGCAAATGGCGCGAGAGCAGCACCCAAAAGCGGGGCGGCTGACCTAACGCCATTTGCCACCGATTCGGCGCCTGCCGGCCGGCGCGCGAGTAGCGCAGCAGCGAGCTTTTGACCGAGCGCCGTGTAAGGCGCAACAGCCGCAGTGCCGATGCCGCCAGCAAGCGCAGCCGCAAGCGGATTTGCCATCGCCATGCCAGCCATACCTGGAACTGCGTACATAGCCGCTCGGCCAGCCGTGCCAGAGTCGGGATACTTCGACCCGAGAACGGTTTTGCCAGCTTCGGACAAATCCTGCATCAGCGCATTGCCGGTAGCGAAGCCACCTTTTCCAACAGACTTGTCTCCTGCCTTGACGGCGTTCTGCAGTTGCGCTGGAGTGAAGACACCATGCTCCGCGCCGAGTGCTGCCGATGCCTGACGCAACCTGGCGTAGTTCGCATACCCCTGATTGATTGCAGACAGTTCCTGCGCAGCTTGCGGATTGGAGCGTGTCAGGTTATCCCGTGCCGACTGAAGAACTTGCGACAGCGCACGGCTTACGTCGCGGTGAGACGGATCGCTGCTGCTGCCGAATGCCTTGATCTTGTCGGTTAGCGCATCCTCCATCGCCTTGAAGTTCTGCCCGTCCATCGTGCCGCCCTTCGTCATGCGGCTGACGACCTCGTTCTGCAGGATGCTGTCGAACTGCTTTGCTACCTGCGGCGGAACATTGCCGTTGTTGATCATGCCGGACAGGTTGCCCAGCTCCGAAGAGAACTGCGCGTCAGCCCTGAAATTCAGCTTAGGCAAGAGCGCGTTGTAGGCGTCACCGAGTTTGGTCTTCACTTCCTCGATGCCGGCGCGACCAATATTAGCCTCTGAGGATTCGCCAATCGGGCCGAGCGCGCGGTTATACGCAGCCTGGTTGAAATCTTCGACGGCGCGGCGCTGACTGTTCTTGATCATGTCGCCAAGGATCGGCACGGAGGTTAGCTTGTCTTCCGTGCGCGCGAAGCCGTCGCCGAGGATTTGACCTGGAGTCGGCGTCACACCCTCATTCATCAGCAGTTTCACATCGGCAGTAGTCTTCGGGCTGATAGCGCGAGCAAGCGCAGCACCAACAGGTGCCATCAGAGCGCCAGACATGGCATCCTCGGAAACCTGCTTGCCCTTGTCGTTCCAGTAGTCGCCTCCGCCATTGACGACAGGTGAGAGCAGGCCAAACGAGCCGCCGCTCACCCCACCGCGCGCCATCAGTTGCGCAAGGCTGGTTGCCTTGGTCATTGGCGCGAGTTCTGCCAGCGCAAGGTTGGCCGGGCTTGCGACGCTGCCTACTGCACGCCAGCCATCGAAGCCGGGATCTTGACCGCCATTCGCAGCGCGGCGCCCTGCTTGATACTGCTGCTCGCCTTCCTGAACCATCTGATCTACGCCGCCGACAGGAATCGGGGCGACCAGTCCAGTTTTGTCGGCCAGCCAGTTGTTGAACTTGTTGCCGGCATCAACGACCGAAGCAGGCAGCGCATGGGTGAGCAATTGCGCGCCGCCGTCGATGGGATCGCGCCAAGCGCGCAGGATGCTGTCTATCCTGCCCACCGGCTTCGCATCCTTGACTGCGAAAGCAGCCGGCGCAGCAGCCTCTGTGACCGGCAGCGCATCGAATTCGTCAGCCAGCGATCCAGGCGCAGCCGTGCCGGCGATCTCGACGCGTGGATAGGCTGCCTGCGCTGCAGTCGGTGGGCCTTCCGAATACTCGATCTTGCGCGTAGCGCCCTTGACGGGAATCGCGTCGAAATCGTCAGCGAGACTCAAAATTTCACCCCCATGCTTTCCAGTTGGCGGATCTTGTTGCTGAACTCGCCGGCAATGCCCTGCTGTACGAGCTTCTGCTTGAACGCGGCGCGCTCCTGCGGATTCATCGCAGCGTACTGCCAGATGCGCGGATCGGCTGCCTGGTCGAACTTGGTTTCCGCCTGCGTGTAGGCATCAGGATTGCGAGACAGCGCATGCTGCTGCAGGAAGCTCGCCTTCGCCTGTGTCATACGCTGCGCGCCCACAAGGTTATCGACTGCCTCCTTAATCGCGCCTTTCTCCATGTGCGCGTTCGGCGTTGCCGCCTCGACGATGGTGCGGGCCGCATCGGTGCCAAGCGATCCTTGGCCGAGCTTCGCAACGATCTGGCTGCTGTACTTGCTGAGTAGGTCATTCGCGGTCTTGGCGTCAACCGCCTTCTCATTTCCGACCATCGCCAGCAGGCCGTTAGCCAATGCAAGCTTGTCGGATTGCGCGCCGACGATTGCCTTGTCTGCCAAGCCCTTGATGTTCTGCAGGTAGGAAATCGTGCCTTCGGCGGAACGGTTCTGCGCGTCTAGGTCGTTCCACGACTTGTCCAGGCCGGTCAGTTTGTCGTTGACTGCCTTTTCCTGACCGTATGGCGCACCGAGCCGCAACGGCTGTTCCGACGACTTCACGCGAGCGATTTCACGATCAATCGCAGCGATGTCTTCTGGCTTAGTAAGCTTTTCGCGCTCCTGCTGCAGAATGCTGATCCGGTCGCTCTGGCCTGGAACGATGTTACCGAAGTTGCTCGTCGGTGCTGGTTTGTTGCGGTCAAATTCTGCATTGGCCGCGCTGACTGCCTGCCCAACAGTAACCGGCAATTTCCTGCCTGATGCGTCTGTCGGAAGATCTGCGGTCGGCAGCATTGTCTGACGGTTTTTACCAGCCAGCTCAGCAGCAGCCGCAGCAGCAACGGATGCATCAGCACCAGTGGCGCGACGCATCGTAGGCTGTCCGAGCGCGTCATAGTCGATGTAATTGCCATTCGATTGCGGCGCATTGAAGAACGGCAGTTTCGTCGTTGGGTCGATCAGCGTCGAACCAGGCTTCGCATCGATGGGCTGAATGTAGTTCAACTTAGCAAGGCCAGCAGCGTTCGCCGCCTGCACAGGTTGGCCGGATTGCATCGCCAGCCGCGTCTGTTCAGTCGGTGCAAACATGCCCGCCTGCGATTTCCAGTATTCCGCAGGGTTCTGCATCAGCATATGAGCGGCGAGTTGCGGCGGCATATTTGCCGGGTTCAGCGGCGATGGCGCACCAGCGTTCATGCGCGCAGCATTGTCGTTGGTCGGGCCGACGCTGCCCGCAGAAGCACCTTGCTGCAGCGCCGTCTGCGGTGATTGCCCGCCGAGCGCGCGGATAAGGCTGTCCATCGAGGCTTGCTGATAAGCGATGGTCTTCTTGTCTAGCTCGTTGTCCATCTGATTGCCGGACAACCCCTGCGCGAGCTTGGCAGCGAACTGCGTCCAGCTTGGCGCGACGTAATAGCCGCTGACCATCTGGCCCTGCGCCGGCGTCATCGACTGCTGCTGCAGCGCCTGCGCGAGTTGCCGCTGCCGGTCGATGGCGAGCTGCTCTACCTGCGCGCCTACCGGGTCCAGCGGATTGAGGATTGCAGTGTTTGCGGGCATAGTTCCTTCCTTAGCCGCGCAGAGCCGCGGCAAGTCGCAGCAGGTTCTGCGAGTTGTTCATCTCATTGTTTTGCGACGGATCGGCAGACTGCGGCATGCCGAAAGTCGGCATCTGCAACATCTGCGCGAGTTGCTGCTGCTGCGCGGGCTGCTGTTGCTGCATCGTGCTGGAGAATGCCGGGGCTGCGCTGCCGCCGTGGCTGCTGCTGGCATAAGGCGATGCGCCCGCCGAAACTTGGCCGCTGCCGACAGGGCCGGCGCCGCTATTCATCGCGCCGTATGCTTTCGATGCTGCCTGCGCGAGCTTCAGCCAGTCAGGCGAAGATGAAGCAGGCAAGCCTGCAGCATCCATCTGCGCGAAGCCAGACACATCTCCGCCCGTGCCGTAGGCTGCCGCGTCAGGCGCAACCGCTGCCGCGCCGCTTCCTGCGCCGCTGCCTGCTGCATCCATCGCGTAGTAGTCGGCGACGTCGCCGCCAGCCGCAGAGCCTCCCGCAGCCGTCCCGCTTGCTGCAGCGCCGTCTGCCGTTCCCTCGCCTGCTGCAGCCGCACCAGCACCCGATCCAGATTCTGCAGCCAGGCCAGCGCCGCCGATATAGGCCAGCGCTGCCGCCGTAATGTACGGCATGGCGTTGCCAAGTTCCGCGCCCCAACCGCTGTTGAAGTCGGTACGCTGGAAAGCCGAAACGCCGTCGCCGTTCTGCTCCAGGCGATTGTTGTACGCCCCATCGCCATCCGCAGTCTGCCCGGCGTACTGATTGAATGCCTGATGATCCCCGAGGACAGGAGTCCAGAGCCCGTTGTATCCGTCGATGGCATACTGCGCGCCCGGCACATCGCCCCAATTGCTCCAGTTGAAGCCGGAGCTGCCGCCGTCACCATTGCCGGTAGCGCCATTGCCAACCCCTTGCGCCTGCAGATCAGCCAGCGACAAGCCGTTCGGGTTCAGGAACGGATGCGAGTCCAGAATCTGCTGCTCGGCGGCGTTGATGGCGTCCTGATTCGTCACATGGGCATGTGCCATCAGGTCAGCCCAGGAGCTGTAGAGGTTGTCCATTTAGCCTCCGCCGTTCGACAGCCAGTTCCATGCACTACTCACCGCCTGCGGATTCTGCAGCGCTGTGTTGCCGAGGCTGAACAGACCGTTGTACAGGTTGGCGTTGCTGGCGTTCTGCGCGTTCGCCTGGCCGAGTTGGCCCTGGTATGCCTGCTGTGCGGCATTCATGAAATCGACGTTGCCGATGTTCGTCGCGGTCGTTCCCTGGAAGGTCGGCATAGTGTAGCTGCCGGCTGATTTCAGTGAGTTCAGGCCGTTGATGTTGCCGGCATACAGCGCGTTGTCCTCGTTGACGCCCTGCTGACGTGCAGACAGGCCGAGGTTGAACAGGCGTGACTGCTCGGCACCGCCCGCCTGAATCGCACTGTCGCGGGCGTTGCCGTATGCCGCCTGCTTCTGCAGCGCGAAGTTGTTCTGTGCTCGGTTCCAGGCATCCGAGCCTTCCATGATGCCCTTGTTGGCAAGCTGCGAGTCCAGATCCGACTGCCCCTGCTGAAACTGCGGATCGAGGTATTGCGTCTGCTGGTTGTAGACGGCATCACGGGTCGCGCTCAGATCCGCCATGCTCGCGGAAGGCATCGCAGAAACGTTGTTGTAGTTCAGCCCGCCCACCATGCCGTTGGCATAGTTCTGGATGCCGAGGCCGAGATTGCTGGAGCCGTCGAACAGTGCCTGCTGCGTCGGGTTCAGCGTCGTGTTGACGCTGCTGGTCCCGTCAGGGTTGTAGGTCGTGGTCCGGCTGCCGAACGGGTTGTACTGGTTCGGGTTATTGAGCTGCGACTGCTGCTGCGCAAGCCCGCTGTTGTACTGCGCCTGCTGCTGCGCAAGCGTCATGTAATCCGGAACGGTTGGGTAACTTGCCATGTTTGCTCCTAGAGGATGCCGCCGCGCTCATATACAAAGTCGGTGCTTTGCAGGATGACGGTTTGATTCTTGGTCGTGCCGCGCATGCGCAGCGTGGCCGCGTAGCCGATGCCGTTGACCGATTGCCAGGTTGCCCGCAGCGCTGTGCCGCTCTGCCAGCTCGACGTATTCCAGGGCGCGGTATTCCACTGCGCCGCGCCGCCCTGCGATAGCGCGGGCGCAGACTGCGGCGGCTTGTCTTGGAAGTCGGTGTTGAGGTCGATCAGCAGGTTCAGCGTGCCGTCTACCTGCATCAGCGGCCGAACCATCGTGAAGCGCTTCTGCGCGCGCGAGCCGAAGTAGCTGAATGCCGGCTTGATGTCGAACGTGATCGCGCTGGTGTCGTCAATGTTGCCGTGATCCGCCCAGGCGACATAGCCGCTGCCGCCGAACATCAACTGGTCGCCGAAGTTCTCAAAGCAGTAGGCGTTCCAGCCGGTGAACCGACACCAGGCGCCGGTAATCGTGTTCATCACATACTGGTAGGTCGATGAACTCGCCGGCACGTTGATGATCAGCTTGTTCCCTATGGGATACAGGTGGATTTGCCAGCCCGTGTTCGCCGCATAGGTCGCCACATCGCTATTCGCAAGCTGCCCGATCTTGTTCGACACCGCATCGGAAGTCTGCGTGCGGTCGGTCAGCAGCGCCTTGGACAGCGGAAAAAACCCGTCTGCGCAGACAATGATTACATCCGAGCCGACGCGGCAGAACGAGCGGTTGTCCACCGGGCGCCCGATGCGGAACGTTCCCTGCTTCTGCCAGGCGCTTGCGCTGCTCGGATCGGTGCCGACATACATCACGATCTCGCCTTCGGACGAGACGAAACAGGCATATTCCTGCACGCCCGAGGCGTTATCGATCGTCCATGTGACCATCGACACGAGGTAGCCGCCGAGCTTGAACAGCGGCGACAGGTCGATGCTGGAGGCCGCGCCGGCAATGGACGACACCGGCAGATACCACACGCGGAAGCTGGAGCGCTCCACGAACCACACCCGCGATGCATACAGCGCGACGTTGGAGAACAGCGAGGTGGTTACGCCAGTGATGGCCGGCGAGCTGGCCGAGTCAATCGGCGTCCAGGTCGAGCCGTTGTAGAGCAGCGGCTTGTCTACGCCATTGACCGCATACAGGAACTGTCCGCCCGCGGTGCCTACGTTGACGTATTTCCAGCGCGAGTTAGTCAGCCCGGTGACGACAGGCGAGCCGACTGCGCCGCTGGTCGTCACATCGTAGATGCTGCCATTCGAGATGGCGAACAGCTTGCGGCCGGCGCCCGTGGCATACGTCATCAGCGTATCGACCGTGGACGGCAAGCCCGTTGCCCACTTCGTATAGCCGTTGCGTACCCGGACATCCGAAGTCTCGGGGAATACGTTGTCGAGGATCAGCGCATCGGTCGGCTTCATCGCGGCGATTGCATCGCGTGCGTTCAAGCCGCCAATCGGCGCCGGCAGGGAGGAGGCGGAGACAACTGCCTTTCTAGCGATGCCCATCATTGCCCGAATCCCGTGTCAGGCACGTTCGCGCTCGACAGCAGCCCAATGCCGCGCGACTGCGCATTCAGCGGCAGGCGGCGAGCCGATCCGGCACGCGACAGCGCACGTTCCAGCGCAGCCTTGTAGTCGGTGAACTCCTGCGCATAGTCCAGACCTTTCGCGCGCAGGAATCGCCATTTGATCGACAGCACCATCAGGTTATCCGGCAGCAGGAAGGTATCGGTATCGGCCAGGAACTGCGTCTGCGTGCCGGATGCGCCTTGGATGAACGCATTGCTGTAATACTCGAAGGCGATGGTCTGCGACGAGGACGGCACGGGATCGAACACGATGTTGCCGCCGAAGATGCGGTAGCGCGTGCGCGGACCAGTCGGGGAAATGCCCGACTTCAGCACCTGCCATTCCTGCGCTTCGAGCGGGCCGAGCAATTGCCAGCGATACGACCGGCTCCATTCGGTATCCGGGATCAGGTATTGCAGATCGGTCGGGAAGGGATAGGTATCCTGTCCGCTGTTCAGCGTCAGCACGTACTCTTTGCGCAGTTGCGGCCAGCCGCCCCACGATCCCGCCTGGCCGGCGATGTCTTCGGCGGAACGGTTCGCCAGGGCGAGCAACTGAACAGCGGTGTTGTCGGTATTGGAGACGAGGAAAGCCGGCTGCGTAATGCCAATTTCGGCCACAGCCTGCTGAACCATAGCCAACAGCGTCTGCTTTCCCGTAGTGGTGATGGAGACAGTCATGCGAAGGGCATCCCGGTGAATTGTTGGTTTGCCCTTCGCATTGCCTCATGCGTGGAGGGTCGTTGCTGTGTTACTCGGCGTCTTTGCCGCGGCGCTTCGGTGCTTCGCGCAGCGCAGCCAGGTCGGCTTTCAGCGCCTCGATCTGCGCGGTGAGCTGGCTCACGATTGAGGAATCGTTCGCCGCGGCCAGCCAGGACTTTGCCCTTTCGCGGTAGTCGCGGGCGCCGAGCCAGGTCAGATTGCCATCAGCGACATTCGCCAGTTGCTCGACCGTGTGAATGCCGATCCCTTTCAGGGACAGCGCTTCCGATTTCGTCAGGAACGGCCATTCGGTAATCGGCGTTCCGGACTGCACTTGCTCGCCCTGCCGCTCGAATACAGCCCATTGATGCGAGAAGCGCTGCTTGTCGGTATCGGAAACCGGGCGATCCACCACTTTGGTTTTATCGCCAGGGAACATGATTCGGATGAATGGCATGTCGCGGTAGATTGGCCGGCCTTCTCTCTCGCTTTCCGCTTCCATGCGGACGGCTTCCAGCCTGAACTCGACATAGCATTCTTTGTCGTCGCCGTGCGTCACATGGAGCTGATTTCCGCTTTTGTGTACTGTGGCTTCTGCGAACATTGATTTCCTCTAGGTGGAATGAAAAAGGGGCGCCGAAGCGCCCCCTTGGGTGGGTGAGACTGATTACACCGATGCGGCCGAGAACCAGCCGTAATCGCCAGTACTCATCGCAGTGGACGGCGAGGTGTAGCTGCCGCCAGTTGCCGATGCAGCGAAGGTCGAGGTATTCACCGTGCAGGTAGTGGTCGATGCCGAGATGGCGCCCGAGGCTTGCGCGAACACGTAGCGCTTGCCATCGTTGGCCCACACCTGGAAGCCCACCTTGTGCGGGGTGAACAGCACGCCAGATCCGAGAACGCCAATCGACGCGGACGGATAGACGGCGTTCACATCGACGCCGATTACCGGATTGATTGCTTGAGTTGCCATGTTTTTCCCTTTCGATTAAGCGACGAGAACGCCCTGCAGGAAGCCGTTCGACAGCGTCATGTTGCCCGCGAAGCCGACCAGACGCACCATCGCGTCCTGGTTGACCGCGAAGCGCTCGTCGCCCAGCGGGGTGAAGAAGCGGTCAGCGTGCGGACGGAAGTACAGGTAATCCGTGTTCAGCATGTACATGCAGTTCGTCGGAGCGCCGCCGCCGTAGCCGCCATCCAACACAACGTCCGCCCCCATATATTTCAGGGTCTGGAAGCCGGCCGAAGCGGTATCCGCATCCGCGAAACGCTGGTTCGCCTGCAGAGATTCCAGGTACAGGCGGTAGAAGTTGTTGTCGGCCACGATCAGGTCCGGAGCATCGGCGCCGCGAACGAGCTGCAGATACAGCTTGTTCATGTACGACTGGATGTTCTGGCTGGTCACCGCAGCGCCGCCGTCGGTCACACCGGAGAACTTCTTGTTACGCCAGAAGCTGCCGATGGTGGTCGAACGGTCGATGCCGCCGACGACGCCGGTAGACGGGTTGGACGACACCAGCAGTTGCAGGCCGCCGATCTGACGGCCGCCATCCGCGGTGCCGTCGCTGTAGCAGTCCAGCGCGATGTTGTTGACCAGGGTGCGCTCGGCGTTGGCGATGCGCGATTCCAGCAGGTCGATGATCGCTGCTTCGCCGCTGTTCTGCAGCATTTCCAGGCCGGAGATCGAGACAGCCACGGCAGCCTGAGCGTAGTTGAACTCGGCGCCGGTGAACACGTCGCTCGGCGAGATGTTCAGGGTTTCGTAGCCGCTGTAGCGCTTGTAGGTGCCGTTTTCAGCGTATTCGAGTTCCTGCACGATGGTGCGACCGCCGGAGACGGGCTTCACTTTGCCCTTCTTCTTGATGCGGTTCAGCAGTGCATTGTTTTTGGTAACGTTGTCCTGCAGCTTGCCGGAGCGATTGCGCAGGGTCGTGGTGACGATTTCGGTCAGAGTGCTAGACGGGTTTGCCATGAATGGCTCCTAAGATAAAAGTTAAACTCGTTTTGCGGCGAATTGCGCCGCCAGTTCGTCCCGCAGCGATCTCATGCCGGCTTTCGGATCGATCGATTGACCGATACCGGGGGAGCCAACTACAGAACCTGCTGCTCGACGTGCTGCATCAGCTTTGGCTTTCATCTCGGCTGCCCGCTGCGCCTCTGCCGCTTTTTGCTGCTCGGTCAGGAGGGTGGAGCGAATGTCAGGCCGTGCCCAAACTGCCTGGTCATAGGCGTCTTGCAGATCCTTGGCCTGCCCAGCCTGGAGCAGCGCGGCCATGTGGCCTTTTACGTGCTCGAAATGGACATTCTTCGGATCGGCGGCAAACGCGTCGATCATGCTTTGCGTCTGAGCTTGTTGCTGCTGCTGTGCCATGTACTGCTGTTGCCGCTGTTGTTCTTCAAAAGCGGCGACTTTCTGCTGCAAGGTTTGCAGGGTCGGATCGACATGCGGCTGCTCGGTGAACAGCGCCTGCGGATCGATGCCCACTTGCTGGATCAGTTGCCTGATCGCTTGTGTCTTGGTTGCTGGATCGCCCGCAAACAGCACGCGCGAGGTTTCCAGCATGTTCTTCACCACTGCCATCGGGTTTCCGCCCTGCTGCGAGATCAGTGGCATGTACGGGTCGATGACGGTCTTCATCGCCTTGGCAAACTGGCGTTCACCGTCCTGGCGCGTGAATTCGCGGTGGATGTCCGCTTCGCGCCTGGCGATCTCTGCCTGCACGCTGGCCGGGACTTTCTCCCATTCGGCCTTGGCTGCAGCGGAGAAGCTGTTCGGTGCCAGGGTCGGCCGGTTCGGCTTTTCCTCTGCCGGCTGCTCGGGCTTGATTTCCTGCACCTTGCCGGTTTCCGCTGCCGGCTCGGTCTTTTCCTGCTTGACTGGCTCGGGAGTGTCTACCAGCTCGGTCTTTGCGAACCTGCCGGCTTCATCGCGGGTGCGGACTTCCTTCGCCGCGCTCTCGATGGCATCCCGCAGACTGCTGGACTCCTCGACTACCGGAGTGTCAATCTGTTGCTCGATTTCTTCCATTCATACTCCTAAGTGCGAAGCACTTGTTTGACGGCCTGGACCAGTTCCGGCTTGACGTTGTGATCGCCCTGGTATGTGCGTTGCTGCGGCAAGTCGTTGGCGTCAACGAGGTTATGCCGCTTCATGTGCTCGCGCCG